GCCTCACAGATAATGTCCCATTCTTCATCTGTGAAGTCGATGACGATGCGGGGAGAGGATTCGGCTTCTCCGTTCATAAGACGCTGAATAACAAGGATAGCCTTTGCGGGAATATTGATGGATGACGAAAGCCAATTATCTACCTGACGCTTGGAAACTCCACATTGGTTAGCGAGCCATTCTCTGTCTCTACCAATAACCTTGAGCCATTTTTTTACGTCTTCTTTTGTTGTCGTCATGCATTGATATTACAGCATTTTGCTGATATGTCAACACCTTGTTACCTAGCAATTTCAGTATTATGCTGAAAATATATCTTGAAATATTCAGTTATACGCTGTAATTTGAGGCCATCAGTTACGGAAATAGATGAAAACAGAAATCGACTTAGACAAATTGCCGGACGGCTGCAAGAGCCATCTGCTGGCCGAAGCGGAAGAAGGATTGAAGCCTTCGGAAGCTATTATCCGCATCATTGAACGAGAATCATTCCGCAGGGGATTCCGTGTTCACCTGACCACGGCTAGCAACCTTCCCCGCCCGAAGAACCCCAAGAAGCCGGCAGCATGAATATGAAAACCTCCCCCCAAGAAAGAACCACAAGTATGCAATGGGAAAACACCAATAAGAAACTGGTGATTTACGCAGATGAGCTCCGTACAGCTCTACCGGAGGAAGGAGAGTTCTATGTAGAGGTTGCGGGCAGGGCTTACAAAATGAAGCCTCTCAAGGAGAGAACAGCATTGTTCGCTTCATCCGTTTATACGGACGAACCTCATTTGCTGCATGACTGCCTGGTTGTGGCGGAAGGCGATTACTGCCTTCTGGCTATTCGTCGTCGTATTCCGCAAGGCGCTGACCACGCGGATGGAGATGAAGAAAGGAAGTCCAGCAACCTCGAACCCAAGAAGCCGGAGGCATAATGGAAATAGACTGGTCCAACATTGTCGAAGGCATCTGGAAACAATTTCCCACAGCTCTCGCCTGCTTTTGGATGGGGCTCCATGAAGGGAGAAAAGAAAACAAGAACCAAAAATGAATACAAATACTGAATTACCGAGGAACGCTCGGATGTTGACCAAGGAAGAAGCAGATGACTGGGACAAGATCTGTTCCGATTTCGACCCCATTTTCCTCGAAGTAGATGGAGAAATACGCGAGTTTGAAAGAATAAGTTCCTGTCCTTCCCCTGTTCTGGGGAAAGGTTTCCTGGTATTGGCTGTCTCTTGCCCTGAATGGGGGAAAGAGAAACTAATGATTGTTGCCAGATGTAAAGAAGGAAAGGAGGTAGTTTGAATGAATAACGCGGAATCTGGAATTCGCGTTAGGGATGGAGAGGATGTAATCATAAGTCCCGTCGGAGCGCTTCTTAATCAGCGCAATGTAATCAGCATTCACGATATGGGGACGACCAGAAGAATCTTCTATTGTGATGAATTTAGGCATAACGGAATAGTAGCCTGACAGCTTTCATCTTCAAGAATAATGAGCCGGCATGCGCATGAATTTAGGCAATACGAGCACATTCAAAGCCAAGGCGTTACATTGGCAGGCTCTCCATTTTTATTTAAGTAATAACAACCAATATCAATCACTAACAAATAACCAATGATGAACTGGACTGAATTTATTGTTGTGACGCTGCTTAACATGGCAGGCTACCTGTCCGCGTTGATGCTTGGTATCAGCCTGGGAGAGAAACACATCATACGCCAGGTAAACAGAACCCTGGATCAGATGAGAAAGGAGCGGGCATGATTATCGAATACGACGACGAAGACCGGTGCATCCGGGTGGACGGTGAAGCGATCTCCTACGGCGTTGCGGTTGGACTCCTGGAGCAGATTGAGCAGGCCATCGACGAGTGGGATTTTGACCACGCCCCCCAGTGCGACAACCCCGACGGACACTACGACGACTGAACCATGGAAGAAGACCTGATCGAAGAATTGAAGCTGCTCGGCTGGCACGAGCTTTAACAATGAAAATATTATGACCTACCCTGAATCAGAGTTTTACGACTGCAAGACCCTGGCCCTGATGTACGATTCCGACCGGGATGTGATCAAGCGAACCGTCCATGAGTTGAAGGACAAGGGGCATGTGATCGAGATCCTGTACTGGGGCAAGCAGGGGAAGATGAAGGTGCACGGCAAGCAGTTCCGCCGGGCGTTACTCCGAGAATACGGAGAAGGAGGAGTGAGCAAATGAATACCTTTTTCAAGTTCTTGGGGGCCTGCTCCTTTGGTCTTTCCGCTGCGTGCCTGTTCTGGCTGGCGGTGGAGCTGGATAACGCCGAGCTCCAGGCGGGCAAGTCTCCGCATTCCGGGTTTTGCCCGGAGTCTCCCACTCCCATGAAAGCTTTTGACGGCTTGGAAAAACCGTCCCGCCCTCACGGTATGAGGAAACGCAATAACCAATAGAATACCAATACAATGGACAATACCGAAGAAAAGAATGCGCAGTCCTGCACGCCGGACGAAGCCTGCTGCTGCGATACTGTTGCATCCACAAAAGAAGAAATCAGCGCCGCGCTTGATAACCTTGTTGATTTGATTAAGCGTTACGATGGGCGCGCTATTTTTTCCGCCTTTTTGGAGGTCCCGGAAGAAAGAAAAACTCGGCACATATTAGAATCCTCCAGCTCCGTTTTTCAGTCTGAGAGAATGAATTTCAAAGTTTACGGGTGGACGAGCGCTTTCGGCTATCTTCTCAAAGCAAACGAATGCTTTGATTGCAATGTAAACACTATGGGAGAAGGTGTTCGTTTGTTCCTTGAACAACAGCAAAAAGAGAAAATGAAAAAGAGGATGAATCCCATTGCCGCCATGCTTGGAATCGTTGGATGCGAGTGCGAGGAATGCGAAGGATGATTCAGTTGGCAGGGGGGCGGCGGCCACCGATCCCCTGCCTGTTACAACAATCCGTCGAAAGATTATGAGTAACGCAAAACCTTATAAACCAAAATACGAGGACAGACAAGGACAACAGGCCCTTACCCTGTCAACCCCGAAAGAGCTTGCTGGCTTTTTAACCAGGTCAAAAACCTCCATTGCCGCCGCTCTGCCGGCCCATCTCAACCCGGACCGTATGATTCGTCTCGCGGTAACTTGCTTTTCACAAAACCCAGCCTTGCAGCGGTGTTCCGCTGTAAGTATCTTTTCCAGCTTGCTCATTGCCTCCCAGCTTGGGCTTGAGCCGGGAGTAGCCGGGCAGGGATATCTTATCCCCTACAAAGGTAAGTGCACCTTTGTTCCCGGCTGGCAGGGCCTTGTAGGACTGCTCAACAACACGGGCAGGACTACCGCCTGGACGGGGGTAGTTTACGAGGGCGACCAGTTCCAATTTGAGCTTGGAGCCTATCCTATCCTCCGCCACATCCCCGGCATCAATTACGGGGATGAGGACAAAATGACATGGGCCTATGCCTGCGCCCGGGTTAACGGAGCGGAAACCCCTGTCATTGAGGCATGGCCCATGGAACGCATCTGGCGCCACAGAGACGCACACAACGAGGTCGGAGAAAAGCATTACTCCTACAAAAACCGCGAAATGTACGCCCGCAAGGTGGTTCTGCTGCAAGTTCTCAAATACATGCCGAAAAGTGTGGAAGTGGCAAATGCCATTGAAGTCTCCCATGCCGCGGAAACGGGGCGTGTCGTCAAAATCGACGACGGCGTTGTCATTGACGGCGAAATTGTATCGAAAGATGACCCCGGCATAGATGACTACCCGTTAGACCGTCAAGACCCGACCCCGATGCCGGAACCGGCCCCAGCCTCCGAACCCTCCACCACAAACCTCCTTTAAACGCCATGAGCGAACAACTTGTAATTATCCCCCTGAATGTGAGCGCCAAAGGCGAAGTGCTCTCTTCCAATCTTGCCGAATTCCGCGCCTCCGTCAAAACCGTCCTGGACAGTATCAGCCTCACCCCCGAAACCGATGAAGAATTCGGCCTTGCTGAACAAAACGTCAAAATGCTCAAAGGAGCTGAAGATACTGTCAAGGCGGCCAGGGAAAAAGCCCTGAAGGATGCCGAGAGCCTCCATGAATTCTTTGCCGCGCTGGACGAATCCAGTGAAGAAATCCGGCAAGCCCGGCTCACCCTGGAAAAGAAGATCGCCGGGGAGAAAGAGAAAATCCGCAATAAGCTAATCGATGACGCCCTTGCCCGCCTGGAATGCGCTCCCCATTTGAGGAAGAAATTATTTGGCGGTACAATGGCGGAATCCATCAAGAACAAGCGCACCATTAAAAGCATTGAGGCCGCGCTTGATGCCGCCGTGGCAAAAGCAAACAAAGACATCACAACCAATCGTGAAATCATTTGTGAATTCATTGATTTGTACGGTGATAACCTCGTGTGGGACGAAGACGAACTGGAAACGAAATCCACTATCTATGTTGAGGCTGAGCTGCGTCGTCGTCAGGATGTTGCCAAAGCCGCCGCAGAACGCGCCAGACTGGAGGAAGAGGCCCGAAAGGCACGGGAAGAAGCTCAACGGGCAAAAGCGGAATTGGAAGAACAGGGCAAACCTCCTGTCCCTCCGGCCCCCGCCTCCATCAACATGACCGCGTTTGACCAGGAACCGGTACAGGCTCCTGCAACATTCCCGGCTCCAAAAAGCGAATCAGAAGAATGGAGGCAATTCCAGGAATCCGTTTTTGAAGCCTTTGCAAAACTCAAGGATGCCCGAGAGAAGCTTACTCACCCCGCCAACAAAAGCCGCGTTGCCTATTTTGCTCAAGCCGTCAACGAGGCCTGGAAAGCCTGCATAGCGGAAGGAGGTGAGAAATGAAAATCTGGCCCTCCATGGAACAACGTTCGGAAGCTTGGTTCCGTGCCCGTGCCGGCCGTCTGACAGCCAGCAATTTTCACCGGGTTTTAACTCCCTCGGGAAAAGACTCTTCCCAATGGCGAGAACTTGCCATTGAAATGTGTTGCAGCCGCATCCGTCCTGATGAAATACAGTGGGAAGGAAACCGCCACACGGACCGCGGGGAAGAACTGGAACCGGAAGCGCGGGAAGAATTCAGCCGAATCATGGGGCTGGAAGTGGAACAGGTGGGATTTATCGTCCAAGACAATGAACTGGTGGGCTGCTCCCCTGACGGCATGATCAAGATCAATGGGCAGTACGCGGCGGGTGTGGAGCTGAAATGCCCTCTTGCAAAAAATCACGCGGAATACCTGCTGGACGGCGTATTACCCGGCCAATACAAGGCGCAGGTACACGGTTCCATGATTGTGACTGGATTGCCCTACTGGTACTTCATGAGCTACTGCCGGCGTCTCAAGCCCCTGATTTTACGGGTGGAGAGAGACAGCTATACCGACACGCTACAAGATGCCCTTGAACGGTTTATCATTTATTACGCGGACGTTTATAAGCGCATCATGCCTATCCTTTCCGAAGGGCAGAAGGTCGCATGAGGATGTCATTTGAATTCATAAATTAAACATTAACTAACAATATTATGCAAAAAATAAAAAAAGTCTATCTGGTCCCTTCTATGGGAGAAAATATTCTGGCCTTCACCAATTTTTCCGGGGCCTGGGAAAACGTCTGCCAGCACCCTGACCGACGCGTTTACACGGTCAAGGGGAAACTAGCCGCCCGTTACGCCCCTCTGCAGGTTCGTCCTTCCGTCCTGACGGCGTGCGAGAGTGTTCCAAAAGATCCCCACATGGAGAAGCTGAAAGGAGAGATTGATGCCGTAGCCTGTGCTATCGTGGAATCCTGCAACCTCAAGAAGTACGACAAAATCCGACAGGAAGCCATAGAAGCGTTAGTACCCCTGTCCTTAAGTTTTTCTGTAAAAGTGGATTATCAGAAATTCCGGGCCGATGCCAGCATGAGCGGAAGCATCAAAGTGAAGGGAGAAGGTGTAGCCCTCCTTCCGGATGATTGCCAGCCGGAATTCAATTTTGATGGAGATGAAAATGAGGAAGGAGGCGAAATATGAAGATTTTCCTCCCCATCGTCCCACCGAAGACAACACACCATTCAAAGAAGATTGTCCGCATAGGAAAGTTTCACAAACTTGCCGACAAGCCGGAGTTGACGGAGGTCATTAGTGACTACATGTCTCTATTACAGCCCTATGCCCCCCCTCGTCCCCTCTCCGGACCAATCATTCTGAACCTGGAATTTGTATTTCCTTGGCGAAAGTCGGAACCGAAGCGGAACCGCATTTTAGGAAAGATCCCGATGACATCCAAACCGGACAGGGACAACATGGAAAAGACTCTCAACGATGTGATGACCAAGCTTGGCTTTTGGACGGACGATGCACAAATCTTTGACGGTCGAACATCCAAATATTGGGGCGATAACGTCGGAATAACCATCGAATTTGCAGAATGGAGACCAACCAAATGAAGACCATACCGCGAGAATTCAACAAGCATGGCTATTCTTACACGCTTGTCACACGTATCGGAGATATTGCCATTTACAGTCAGGAAAAGGAATCACACCGGAATTTTGAGGTCATGGTTATTCGAAAGCGCAAATCTGACAATGACTTTGCCGGAACAAAGGCTGGTGATGAATACATGCCAAGTCCTGAAGAGTGGGGAATTTATGGATGGACATTGACCACATACGAGGAAGCCATTCGGAAAGCGAAAACATGGTTACAAAAAGGAGTTCCCGACTATGAAAGCAGATGAAGAAGACAAGCTGTTTCATACTGACGGCGCTTGGTGGACTTTTTTGAAATCCGGGAAGAGCCGTTGCATGGGTTGCCATAGAAGCGCATCTGGACAAAAATTATCTTGCAAGCCTTACACCTTGCTATGGCTGGCTCATCGGTGATCCCGTGCGTCTCCCTAATGCCGTGCCGCTGTCTGACATTGGGCTGACCCGTCCGCCGCAGTCTTGGAAGTACCTTACTGACGAGCAAGCGGCAATACTGGAAAGGAAGGAGCAATGATATTTGATATTGCACAACTTATAGTTTTTTTAGCCACCGTCGCCGCGTATGGATATTACCTTTATTTAATTGGTAAAGTTAAAGGTCTTCTTCAAGCGGTTAATGTCATTCTTTTAAAAAGAAAGGAAGAAAATGAAAATGACGCCTGAACAGAAAGCTTTTTTTGAGTACGGCGGAGCATGGGAACAGGTTGTTTTAACTCACAAGGGTATCAGATCGACCGTCAAAGCGTTGCCCGGGAAAACTCGCCAAAAACTTTTAAGGCAAGCCAGAAACGAGACTCATCAACATGAGCTTGTGCTTAACGCTTGGCAGAAGAGGTCCGCGTGCAGGGCGTGGCAGGTTAAAGAGAGGTACTGCGGTAACTGCAAATATTCAGACTATTCTGAATGGGATGTTCCATGTTGCGAATGCTCTCATGCCAATATCGCAGAAATCATGGACCGCTGGGAACCGAGAAAGGAGGGGGAGTGAACACGAGCGCACTACGTAAACGGGCTCTGGCCCGATACCTCGGAGGAAAGAACAGAATCGCCCCCTGGATTATCAGCTTTTTCCCGCCTCACAAAATCTATGTTGAACCCTACGGCGGTTCCGGTGCGGTGCTGCTCAACAAGCAACCTGCATGGATGGAGGTCTACAACGATCTTTATGACCGGGTGGTGAACTTCTTTGAAGTTTTGAGGGATCCGGAAAAATCCGCACGGCTGGCCAGTCTATTGGAATTGACGCCCTACGCCCAGGAAGCCTATGCCCGGTCATTTGAAATCGCTGAAGACCCCGTGGAAGATGCTCTCCGCTTTGCCGTCAACTCCATGATGAGCTACGGCGGAGGCATCCACAAGCCGGGGTTCAAACGCAACGGCTTACTCCACGCAACCCCTTATCCTCAAACGTGGCGGGAATATCCGGCCGTAGTGCGGGAATATCCGGCCGTAGTGCGAGAATGTGCGGCCGAACTACGGAACCGGAATATCGAGATCAACAACATGGACGCCCTGCAGGTCATGGCCCGGTACGATACGCCGGACACGCTGCATTACGTGGATCCGCCCTATGTGCAATCTACCCGCGGCAACCGCGCGAGGTACGCGCACGAGTACGACCAGCAAGACCATGAGCGGCTTCTTGTCTTTCTCAAGACGCTGAAAGGCAAGGTTGTCCTGTCTGGCTATGATTCCGACCTTTATTCCAGGCATCTTTCCGGCTGGAGGAAGGAATGCAAGGTCTCTTACGACACGCAGGGAGGCAAGAAAATCGAATGCCTGTGGCTTAACTACAACCCCCAACTGACGCTTTTTTGATATGGCACGTAAACCAACATCTTTAATACCGAGGACGCACCGTGAACTGTGCGAAATCGCTGAACGATGGCTCCTGGGCTCCCAACGTTGCCGGGTGGCGATTGCTGAGCCGAGCTGCATCGTTACAAACGAGCAGCCCGATGCTATAGGTTTCAAGAGTTCGGGTAGCATTTTGGTTGAGGCGAAAACCAGTCGGGCGGACTTCCGAGCAGACCTCAAAAAGCCGTTCCGCGTTTATCCTCAAGAGGGTATGGGTTATTGCCGCTATTACATCTGCGAGCCAGGGATCATCATGGAAAATGACCTGCCGGAACGGTGGGGCTTGTTGCATGTCCTACCTGGTGGACGGGTTCGGATAATACGGTACAGCAGAGCATTTCCCGAAGCAAATTACTTCGCTGAAAGGTGCCTTTTGACCGCGTGTCTTTACATCCAGAAGCCGCTAAAAATCAATACTGTCCAAGGCAGAAAAATACAGCTTTCACCTGCATTTGGAGTAGAAGCAAAAGAGACGGAAGGGATATAGAATAATGGAATACATCAATATACCACTCTACGTTATCCGCTCCAATGAGTACATAGGCGCTGATCCCACCCAGCGGGCTACGTGGCTTTCTTTGATCGCCTGGTCTTGTGACCAGGAGAATATGGGGCGGATTGCCGGGGCACGGTCTTGGGGAGACCGCCGCTGGATGCAGTCTTGCGGGGTCATGGCTTCCGAGGTGGCCGAGTCCTGCGGCCTTTTCCGTTGGGACGGGAACGACCTTGTCATTTCTTTTTACCCTGCCGACGCCCAGCGGGAGATTGAGCGTAAAAGGGAAATCGCGCGCGCCAACGGACGTAAGGGAGGCCGGAAACCAACGCCGGAACCTATACCGGAAACCAACGTTGGTTCCGACGTAGGAAACCAACGTTGGATAGCAAATGAAGCTTCGTTGGAAAGCGAAAAGAAAGGAAAAGAAAAGAAAGGGAATATAGGGGGAGAAACTACTACGGTGGACAGTACACCGGGGGAAGAAGCGCCCGCTGCTCCTGTGCTGCCTGCCCGGTCGCTCCCGGTTCGGGAACGCCTGAACGACGTCCGGGGGATGCGCTGCGCCGACAATCACGCGGATCTGGGGGCTTCTCCCGGCGCCGCCAGGTTCATGGCTGCCTGTTTGGAAATCAACCCTTCATGGTCCCGGACAATGCCAACTGCCATTGAGCAGGCAGCCGCGCTTGAGGCTTACCGTTCAGCACAGGGACGGGTGACGCCGCGGGATATGGAGATGTTGAGGGATTATTACGCGTCAGGACTGACGGAGGACTGCAAGAAGAAAGCTTTTTGGAGGCCGGACAGCCGCAAGAAGTTTTGGGAGTGCTTCGGGGATGTGCTCACCCACGCGGAACGCTGGGCAAAAGAGACACGCTGGAAGCCGGCAGCGGCCCGTAAGAAGCCGAAGCCCGAAGAACCACGGCAGCCGGAAGGGCCCGTTGTGACCACCGAAGAAGCCGCAGTAGAATTGAAGAATTGGAGAAAAGAATTGGGACTGGGAGGTGACGAATGAAGCAGGAATATAAGAATCTATTGAGGAACATTATACACCGGAAGGTGAGTCCGTCGCAGCTGCTTATTCTGATGGAAATCCGAGACCATCCGGGCAGGATGTCGCGGGAGATTGCCACCCGTTGCCATTTGGATCCCAGCAATGTGTCTCACCGGCTGGATTATCTGGTGCGGGCCGGCGACGTGATCAGAATCGGCACACGGCCTTGCGTGTTTTATATCAGCAGGCAGGGGCGTGATTTTTTAGAGTGTCTTGAGGATTCAAAGCCAACAGGTTGATTGTCTCGGGCAAGAAGTATTGATTCTCACCAAATTGACGCGCTGAAAATCAGGAGGGTAAAATATTGGTATGAGAAGGAAGGATAACAAGACCAAAGTGACCGAGAAGAAGAAGGAGTTTGCGAGGCTTCTGGTTGCGGAAAAGTTGTCCAAGGCGGACGCTTATCGTAAGGCCCACAATCGCAAGGATATGAGTAATGTCGCAGCCAGCAAGGCGGCATCCCGTTTGTCCAAAGATGACGAAGTTTTGCGAATGATTGACAAATTGAATAAGCAACTGGATAAGTCTGCTGTGCTGACCAGGCAGCAGCGCATGGAATGGTTGTCCCGCGTAGTGACAACTCCCATCGGCAATGTTGGTAGCGCATCCGATCTCTGTCAGGAGGTTTCCATGGATGAAACCGGAGCGAAATTTAAGATGCCCTCAAAAATCGCCGCTATTGCCGAGCTTAACAAGATGGATGGCGCATACACTCCTCAGAAGATGGAAGTGGATGCAGGAGAGAATTTTATAACTCTGCTGTCCTCCCTGCCTTTTGAGCCTCCCGTGAAGCAGGGATAAAAACATTGATTCTCGCCAACTTGCATTTCCCGTGTTTTGTGGCTCATGATTGAGCCATGTTAAATTTTCTGGGAATGACGCGCCATTTGTCCACGACGGCAGGCTATGCCAAGCGCATAGGCTGGCTTTTGTTCGAGGATGTGACGCAATCTCCGTTCCCGGTAACAGGAGTTTCTTTCACCGGTGTGGTGAAGACGGAACAGGGAGACTTGCCCGTTGTTATTGAACACGGCGAGCAAGAACATTGTTTGGAGCTTACTTTTCCTGCCCTGCCTGTTGGCCGCTGGCCGTATGCCATTCATGCACAGGATGAGTCCGGAGAGGATTTGAGGCTGTTTTCCGGTTATATTGGGGCCGTGGATTCTGTGGCTCCTGTTGAGTCGTCCACGGTGTACGATATTCCTGCAATGGGTATTACGATACCTGTTGAGGCAAGTAAGACGATCAAGGCCCAGTGGCTTTCCAACACGGCCTCCATTATCGCGGCCCAACAGGCGCAACAGAATGCCAACACATCCTCCACCAATGCGGAAACGGCGAGCCAGGCAGCCAAGACAGCAACGGACGCGGCAGCCACCGCTGCTGCACGGGCCGAAGAGGCGGAAGGCTATGCAGGGTCTGCCTGGGCCTCCAAAAATGCTGCCGCCGATTCTGCGACCGCCGCCGGCACGTCCGCAACTAACGCAGCCCGTGACGCCAAGAGCGCCAATGCCGCTAAAACGGCTGTGGAGTCGCTGGCTACCACTTGGCCGGAAACGGTCAGCAACGGGGAGAAGAAGATTGTTGATGCCGGGAATGAGGCTGTTACTGCCATACAGGACAAGCAAGCCGATTCTGTTCTTGCCGTGGGACGTGCCTCACAGACCGCGCAGCAGAATATAGCCGGCGCACGAACGGATGCCGTTGCCGCCGTGCAAACGGCGCAGGAGAGAGCGGTGGGGGCGATTACGCCCCTTGTCCAGCGCGCCGAAACCGCTAAAGAGGCTATAGATCAGGCGGAGGGACGCATCAATACGGCGGCGACGAATGCCGCGAATTCTGCCACTAGCGCGGGCAACTCTGCAACAGCGGCGGCTAATGCTCTGGCGGCTATTCCGCAGGT